CCGAGGCTATAGTCCCCTCCCCCTGGGGGAGGGGCCGCAGCCCCTCCCCCATCCCCTCCAGGAGGAGGGGCTATTCTGCCCACCAGCACCCCTAGCCACATCATTGTAGTGTGGGCAGACGTGATGTCAATGGAAAGGCTTAAAGCCTGTACGAAGAATGAGTACAGGCTATTATGCCTTTCTATTGGCATACTGTAGGCTGCCTTTCTTTTAGCCTAAGGCACATCATTAAACCTACCTAGCTTGCCTTAGGCTGCATTATTATTGCAGCCTACAGATTAACTGGGGTCTGTGTCATTTGTTCTGCTATGGAAGCCTTTGGCTTGTTTAATCCTGCGTTAGCAGGTGGTGAGAAGTGCTATGCACTTCTCAACAGCAGCAGACATACTTAAACATTGCCACGGACCCCACAGGCGAGCGATAGCGAGCCCAGTTAATCTATAGCCTTTATCGTCGGTGAAGGTGTTGATTTTAACTCGACGGGGATGCATAAAGTTTATATATAAGTATGTGTATATATATTATTAGATGAATGTATAGGTGGAGGAAAAACAATGAGATGTTATAAATGTGGTGCGGTCGTTGAAGACTTTGTTGCGATTGTAGATAAAAATATTTTATGCGCTTGCAAGATATGCTATGATGAGTATTGCGTTGAGTTTTGGGCTCGCAGGAAGGAGGAAAAACATGAAACTAAAATTATTAGATAAAAAATTAAATGGATTGAGGGTAAGGGAATTTTTGGAGATTATCAAAAACAGGATAGATCATGGAACGTGTTATACTGACATAACAAAAGAATGTACATTTATTCCCGAGTGTCATGGTGGGTCAAATGATAGTAGGAATGGTTGTGTTATGATGACTTATTGGAAAATAGCTGTTTTTTATAAGGGGGAGAAGGTTTTTTTGCTTCATTTGAATGATGATAATTGTACCGGAGGAATTAGTGTTACAACATATCGGGAATATGATCCCCATGAGTCTATTGAGCTAGAATGGAATGGTAATGGCTCGTTTATGGTTGTTTTACAGAAGGAATTATGAAGGCTGAAAGTGAGGAGGAATAAACGAATGAAAGAACTTACTAAAGAACAGATGGAGGCTTTAATTAACTTGTGTAGAGTATTAGTGCTAACGAAAGCCATAGATGCCATAGATATTCAGCCTATCCTAAAGGATAAGAGTTGGAAGATTGTTTTGAAGGCAGATGGCGAAGTTGCGCATGGTGTTCTTTACGCAAAGAATGTTAAGGCAGGAGTACCCCTATGGAAGAATTAACAAAAGAACAGATGGATACTTTGATTGACTTATGTCGGGAGTTAGTCCTTACTGAAGTCATAGACGCAATAGATATCCAGCCAATCCTAAAGGGTAAGAGCTGGAGGGTTGATTTGATGTCAGAGGGCAAAGTCTTAAAGCGTGTCCTTATGGCATTATAGACGAGGTACAAACATGGAAGATACAATAAAATTAGTAAATTTGGAGACAAAAAAGACAAAATCAGGTGCTACCTATTGGGTGTTCGAGACACAACGAGGTAAGATGAGTGTGTTTGAGCTTAATGTAGCAACTCCTTGCATGCAGAACATGGGGCAGGATGTTATTGTTGAAATCAGCGAGAAAAACGGCTATAAAAACATCCGTAGGTTTATTTCTCGTGCTGATGGGGGGTTTGTGAAGCCTATCGAAGAAAAGGTATACCCTTCCCAAAGTGTAAGCCCACAGCCTGTAGTTACCCCTTTGGTTGCTACGCAGTCTTCTGAACCGGTGTACCGCATTAACTTAAAGCAGCTTGCTAACGGTAAGCTCAGACATGACGTAACGGTAAGAGCAGATACACTAGAAGAATTAAGCCAGAGGCTTAAAGACTGTTTAGCAGTAGCAAGGGAGCAATGCAGTCTTTCGGATGAGATGGAAGGTTTGAAGGACCATGTTAAAGAAGAAGAAGAAATTAACTTCAACTAAGTGTGCTTGGTGTCTTAAGCCTCTTACTGCAAACTATAAAAAACATAGGTATTGCGGAGAGGCTAAGGCTCTCTCTTGCTTTATGGCTCTTTTTTTATTTTCTTTCTAAGACACCTTTAAACCCCTCTGGCATTCACCAGCCCGATACTTCTAAGCTAGGGGGGTATATTCTACCCCCTAGACAGAATAATGCAGCTATGGGCTTCTCATGCATCTACAGCACTATACCCGGGAAGGTTGGAGGAGAAGGTTAAAGCTTACTGCTAGCCCCCTATCTAAGGGGGTGAGGGGTGGCTATCAGCTAAGGCGGTGGATGGTCATACGGTTGACACCCGTAGAAGCGGACAACGTACGCCCAGCTCCACTGTTGTGATAGATACGCATATCGCAGGTGTCGTCAGCGTCAAGATAGACTATTGTTAAGCCCTGAATAGACATGGCGAAAGTAGTTGTGGCAAATACGGTAACTCGCGGATAGGTTTGGTAGTTGCTCGAGTTTTTGAACAACTGAAGCTGACAGAACGACCCAGCACCCCACGAGTAGCTTTCAAACCATAGGGCAGCCATCACCAGGTAATAACCAGCTTGGGTAGCGGTAAATACACCCGTTGTTGTATTGTATTCGCTTAAGTTATCCCATGTTTCTGTAGTGAATTTAATAAGGGTGGTGGTCTCATGGGGGATAGATTGAGCACCTACAGTCCCACTAAAGCGGCTAGCTCCTGTGATAGATAACTGNTCGGATACTTCTAGCTTGGTGCTATCGGCAATGGCTACGCTATTGCCTGAGCTGTCGTAAAGCGTAGTAGGTTTACTGTTCGCTATTTCGTCATCAACATAACTCTTATTGACAGGTTGGGTTGAAGTAGTGGGTGTTTTTAATACCCTTCCAGCAGATAAATCCCCTGAATGATTAGGCAGGTAAATATCTGTGCCTATAGCTGTTCGCTGTTCAGGCTTTGATTTCAAACTCTTAAGAATGCGGTCCGTAGATACCATCATAACCCCTGACGATTAGGTTTAAACATTATAGAACTTCTCCTCTTTAAGCTTGATTGATGCCCTGTTTGTTTAGTAGTTTCAGCTATCAAGCCATCTACCGCAGGGTAGCGTTTACTTATTGTTCTTGTGCCGGATGAACCCATTGTTAGAATTAAGCTGATGTTGTCAGGTGGACGGCTTTAGGGTCAGTTAGCAAGGCTTCGCCTTCTTCCCATACTCTAATCTTACGCCCTATACCGGGATCGCTTACGACTACTGAGTGCATGCCCATGAATGATTTCCATGTGCAGGCTCTCTGCGGAACGAATACCAGGATGTTGGATGCTGTAGCGTTAACGCTTACAACAACCTGCAAACCTAAGAGTTCCATTACAACCCCATCCTTAACCCTCTCGCTGGAGAAGTTAGGAATTGATGAACCTTTGGTGCTGATGAGCCAGTTTAACAAATTCATGTGGTCAGTAGGGTGCATGTAACATACAGCCCCCTCAGTTCTTATCTTTTTCTTTGCCTCGTTTAAGTCTACTACTGGGTTGCCGTTAGCTCCTGCCCATCCACCGCTTACTGCTCCGGATGTCTGGATGTCTGATGGGCTAAGGTCTTCCGTTAAAACATTATAAATTCTAGTGTCCACTTGGGCGGCTACTGCCTGAACTAAATCCCTTACATTAGTCGCCAATAGGTCTACATCAGAATCCTGAATATCTTCCTCTGATAACAGAGGTGATTCAACAAAGTATTTACGAACATAACTTGTTTTACGCGTCCATGACTGCTCTACTGCTACAGGCAAGGCTTTGTGGGCTGAACCTGCAATATGACTGCCAGTGATCCCTGTAGTGTCGGAAGAATCAAGATAACCGGATGTCTTCTGATACCACCTAATCTCACGAGCGGATGTCTTGCTGACCTGACAGAATCTTTTAAGGACTGTGGCTTCTTCGGCAAAACCTTTGGCTAACTTATCTACGTCTAACCCGCGAAGGTCTGCCATTCCGTTAGTGTCTGCCATTTTGTTCTATCCTTAAGCTAAATTATAATGTCCTGGTTTCAATTCCATTAAAAACGTTTCCCCATCTGCAGCCGTTTCCAAGGCTACTCCTACAATATGCTCGCTATTTATTTCTGATTTTGCCACTTTATTGGCTGGATTGAATATAACTGCTTCTCCCACTGTTACTGCCCCCGAAGCTACAACCTTAAAAATACCTTCTCTGTAGACGCCTAGCCTGGTATTACCATCTGACGCTATCTTTTCCGCTGCTGCGATACCTGCTACTGCTGCCCCTGATGTGTTAGATGCTGCAGCTGTAAAAGGGTCTGATAATGCTAGTAATGCACCTTTCTCAATGCCTGTGCCATTAGCTACCGTCATAGGAACAGGTAGAGAATATTCAAACATCAATACTGCTTCATTCGCCATACACTTTACAATGGGTTGGTAGACTTAAATCTATTCTTTACTGATGCCCCCTTGCTAGGGGGGGAGGGGGTAGCTTGTAACTAACCATCATACGTATGGCTACAACGTAATAAGAAGCTCGTAGGCAAACGATTGCCAATACCCCTAAGTTACTGGCTGGATTAAAGAAGTCTTTGCTACGTTGAGCTAATGCGTTTATAGGCTACGTCTAGAAGTCTTGAGCCGTTTACGCACATCATCCACAAACTGGTTACGCTTATTGTTCCATTCTATCTCAATACGCCAAAAGCCCATCTTATCCCACCACCAACCAAATAACGTGAAAAGGAACACACCTACAACCGT